GATAATTTAATTCCATTATATACAAATAATGGACCAACATCAGGTAATCCAACAACACCTGCACTCTCTCGCAGTGTGGTTGCAAATACTTCTATTGCTGCGGCCAATAGTGATTTGGCACACATTTGTGATTTCTCACTAGATATTCAACGCAGAACAGAATTGAAGAAATTTCTTAATGCTCAGGCCAATAATATTAGAGAAGCAATTCGTGCAGTAATGAGAGCATTAGGTTTCTCTGATGGTACTGGCACATATCAATGGTTAATTGATAAACTTCAAGCAATCAAGCGAGGCTTAAAATACATTCAAAAAAATGTAATTCAACCAATTCAAGATTTTAATAAAGCTGTTGTTCAATACATTCAAAAAGTTCAAGAAATTATTGCTTACATTTTGAGTTTACCTGCTANACTTTTGGCCTTGTTNGGTGATTGCTTAAAATCTTTGCGTCAAGCAATTTCTAATGTATTGTCCGATGCTTTTAGTTCTACTGGTAGTAGTGGTTCAGGTGGTGCTGGTTTTAGTGATGTAATTGCTGCAGCAAAAGATACTGCATCAACTTTGGCTACTACAGTCGGCCAAGCATTAACCACGGCAACTCAAACGGCTGCACTCGCAACTGTTGCATCTTCTGCTGGAAATGTTGTGACTAATATTAAGAAGGGTGTATAATGTCAGCAACTAGCGGACTATGGACTGAACCAGAATCGGCAGCAAATACCGATTATCAGCCAATATATCCTTACAATAATATCAATCAAACTGAAGCCGGACATTCATTTGAAATGGATGATACACCTGGTCGTGAGCGGGTTCGTATTCAACATGGCAAATCTGGTAGTTTCTTGGAGATGCACCCAAATGGTGATGAAGTTCACAAGATTTATGGTGATGGTTACGAAATTATTGCCGGCAGAAAAAATGTATTAATCAAAGGTGTGTGTAATGTTACTATTCAAGGTGATTGTAATATGCACGTTCTTGGTAATAAGAATGAACAGATTGATGGTGATTATAATCTATTAGTTGGTGGTAATATGATTGCTCGTGCCTCTGGTTCAAGCGGTATGACAATTATCTCTGATAGTGATATGTCTATTCAATCTAATTCAGCAAGCGATGGTGCCTTGTATATCTCTGCTGGAGACCATGTTTATGTTGCTTCAGACTTACAGATTGCCGGTGCAGCTTCAGCAGATACTATTTCAGCAGAATCTCGTATCAATGCTGGTACAGGACTTTATGCTGGACTTTTAGGCACATATTCTGAAGGACCAATCACCTCATTGGTGTCGGTGACTGCACCTTTGGGAACTTTTGCTTATGCTTCTTGTGGTATTATGGATGCTGTATTGATGACTGATACAATCAACTCAGGTATATTCAATACCCATGTGCATATTGGTAATAGAGGATTCCCGACAAGTCCACCCACATCTGAATTTTTTGGAGTTTAATTATGGCAATGGTTAATAATGCAACAGGTGTATACACAACGCTAGGTTATAGTTTTAATGACCCTAATGGTGATATTCAAGTATTATCGGCAAATACTCAGGCACACTTAAATACAATGCCTGCTTTTATTACTTCTTGGCAGGCTCAAGATATTGCTAGTAATTCAGTAGGCGGATATTTTCAGAATCCAGTAGCAACTCCAGTAAACAATATCATCACAATATCAAATCAGATATACATTTTGGCTAATTCTATTGCTGGTAACGCAAATTCATCATTTTCAGGTACTGCCAACTTGGCACCGCTTATTCCTGCTGCTCAAACTTTAAATATTACAGCAAGTTCATTTTTGGCACATACAAATAGACTTTCTGGTGTAACGCCATTCACAGGAACAGACCAAACTAATCCATACTATACTAATGCAACCAATTTTGGTAAAACTGCATTGTATATTACCAATCAAACAGACGGAATCATTAATAATTCACCTATTTTAGGTAGTTTTACTAGTATTCTTGTTGGTCCTCAGATTAGTGCTAATTCTAATACAATTACCTTAGATTATTCAACATTGACGGCTGGAGTAACAGGTAATACATTATCCAATACTCAGGTTTCACAAATTGTATCAGATTTAACTAATACAAATAGTTTTTTATCAACTAGACAAAATGGTGACATCACCTATTTTGGTAATTTACAGACTTTTGTAAATAATTATAATAATGTCAAGCAATTCACCAATATGGGTGAAACGCAGACTTATTTGCTGAATAACTTTATTGGAACACCAAAACTAGTATCAAGAATTAATTCATAAGGAAAATTCAAATTTTTTGTTCCGGCCCCGAAATATTTCCAACGGTGTCCTGAAGTTCCGGAACGTGTTTTACTCCAAGGCTCTATAAATAAAGAATGGCACTCAATCAAAAAATATACTCAGATATAGACTTCACTTTTACCATGAGACCTGGTATTAAGGATGTCGCTTTGAGCTATGATAGTCAGGCAGTTATTAGGTCAATTCGTAATCTTTTATTAACAAAACACTTTGAAAGACCATTTAATCCTGATTTAGGTGCCAATATTGACGGTTTATTGTTTGAACCTATTTCTCCAATTACATCTTCATTGTTGGAAAATGAAATCAAAACAACTATACAGAATTTTGAACCGAGAGCCAGATTACATCAGATTAATGTGACTCCTAACGCAGACAAAAATGCTTATAATGTTTATTTAAGTTTTTTTATAGAAAACGCAACATTACCAACGACAGTAACACTTCTTTTAGAGAGAAATAGATAAGATGGCAGGCGCAAACTCTAATATCCAGATTACGGATTTGGATTTTAATAATATTAAAACCAATCTCAGAACATTTTTACAATCTCAAGACACACTCAAAGATTATAATTATGAAGGTTCTGCGCTTTCTACACTCTTAGACATTCTTGCTTATAATACTCAATACAATGCTTACTATTTGAACATGGTAGCAAATGAGATGTTCTTGGATTCAGCATTGTTGCGTTCTTCTGTTGTATCTCATGCTAAACTATTGAATTATGTACCTAAATCTTCACTTGCACCAACAGCAACTATTGATTTAAATGTATATGGCGTCACTTCTGGTTCATTAACTGTCCCGGTTGGTACAAGGTTTTTATCTGAAGCATTGGATGGAGTAAACTACAATTTTGTTACGACTGATTCATATACCGTTAATGTTGTAAATAACACGGCAACATTTAACAACCTTTCAATCAGTCAAGGTATTCCGGCTTCATTAAAATTTACTGTCGATTCTACTGCCAATCCAACATATACATTTGAAATACCAGAAACTAATGTTGACACTACAACTATTACTGTAACTGTTCAACAGTCTGGTGCAAATACATCATCTGATGTTTATTCATTGGCATCCAATTTTTTATCGTTGAATGGAGATTCTTTAGTATACTTTCTACAAGAAAGTTTAACTGGAACATATCAAATTTATTTTGGTGACGGAATTCTAGGCAAAAAATTATCTGACGGCAATATTGTCAATGTTTCTTATATCGTAACAAATGGCACTTCTTCCTATGGTGCCAATAATTTTGTATTAATGGATACTATTTCTGGTTATTCAAATAATTCTGTTACACCTATTACTTCAGCAACACAAGGTGCAGCAAAAGAAACTATTGATTCCATTAAGTTTCAAGCACCTAAAGCATACGCAGCACAAAATCGTGCCGTTAGTAAAAACGACTATATTACATTGGTTCAACAAAACAAATATGGTATTGCTCTTGATGCAGTTAATGTGTGGGGTGGCGAAGAAGCTAATCCACCACAATACGGCAAAATCTTTGTTGCGGTTAAACCAACAGGCGGTTATTCTTTAACAGACAATCAGAAACAAATTTTAATTAATGATGTTATTAAACCTATTTCTGTATTGACAGTAGTGCCAGAAATTGTAGACCCAACCTATGTTTACTTGCTATTAAACTCAAATATTTTGGTTGATTTTAAGAAAACAACTTTAACGGCTTCACAAATTCAAACATTAGTTACTAATGGTATCAAGACTTATTGTAATGCCAATTTAAATACTTTTAATTCTACATTTGTTGTTGGTGACTTAATTCAATACATTCAAAATTTAGATAAGTCCATCGTTGCAGCTGATTTTGATTTGTTCTTGGAAAGAAGAACAATTCCAATATTCAATACTTCACAAACCTATACAATTGAATTGGGTGCTCCTATTGAGAATGGTTCTACTAGTGAATCATTACAAATTACACCATCATTTGCAACTTATGATTCGTCTGGTAATTATTATGACCCGGTATATTTTGAAGTGGCACCAGATTCCACAACAAATATTGATTCAGTTACATTGATTTCTGGTGGAACAGGTTATACTGCACCAACAGTTACGATTAGCGGTGATGGTCATGGTGCAACAGCAACTGCAACGGTTGTTAATGGTGTAATTACAAGTATTACAGTCACCAATGGTGGTACTAATTATACACAAGCAACAGTTATTATTTCTGATCCTACTGGAACAGGTGTATCTGCTACAGCAGTTCTTCGTGGAAACTATGCTCAATTAAGAACATACTATTATGTTAATGGTGTTAAAAATATTTTAGGAAGTGCATCAGCTACTATACCTCCTGGTACAGTCGATTTTGATACTGGCATAGTAA